GGTAGGTGTTTAGGAGTTAGATTAGATGGCTAATTATGGTACAATTGGAAGAAATTTTACGGGTCATGGTTTAGTTAAATTAGGCATTGGTGGAAATCTTCCAGTAAAACCTTTTAGCAGTTTTATCTGTTTAGTCAATTCAAATTCACACAAGCCCCATCATATTTCTAATATAGCTTCATCCCCTATTACATTTCTCCGTCTTGACAATGCTGGTATCCGTTATAAAATAGTAGAAGTAGTGACTAGATCAAAAATGCCAATAGTTGCCCCAGTATTAGTGGTAGATCGTCAGTTACAACAAGTATTATTAGTAGTTAATTCTGAAGCGAATGGAGTTGTTACTGTTAATGGATTAGATCCTGAAAAGTTGTATACTTTAATTGCATTAGATCCAGATAACGTTTATAATGCGGATGTTTTGGATTTAAAAAAACCTACTTTGTAAATTAGGAGTGCTGTCATGTTGCAAGACTTGAAGTCGAATATTGGTGTTGCGGTGTCGTTGGTGCCTGCCGTCCGTACGGCTGGTGCTGCAAATGGGCTGGCTGTTAATCTCACTGGTTTTTTAAGTGCGGTGGTGGCTTTTTCTTTTGGTGATCTTGGTGGTGGTTCCGCGACTTGTAAAGTCCAAGAATCTGCTGATGGATCTACTAACTGGGTGGACATTGCCTCGGATCGATTGAATGGAGCGTTGGTTGCTGCCAGTGCCAATTCTGTACAGACTGTTGGTTTAACAGACATTAACGGTTTAACCAAGAGTTATGTACGAGCTGTTATTACGGTGACGGGCGGCACTGGTGCCGGTTGTAGTGCAAGTGTGGTTCGTGGTGATCCGGTGGCTGCACCAGTAGGTGGTGATCCAAGTCCTTATATTGTTTAAGGGTTGTTTGGAGCCGGGTGATTCACCCGGCTTTCCTAATTTTAATGTTAGTCGAATACAGAATAAAAACAGTAAACTTAAGTATCTGTATTTCTGTTTCATACTTTTGTGGAGCAAACCCTACAGTTATGATCGATGACAATTTACACATATGACAAATTTCTCTAGTAAACATCTTAATTTTATCAACAATTAAAAGTTGTTAGCTAAAACGGCAACAGCTAATTTTTTACCAGGGTGTATTTTGTTTTTAGATCGATAATGTCTAAATTCTTTAACGAATGTTTTTAAGCCACTCGATGTTTTCAATTGCTTCCGCAATATCAACGTATTCTTTTAGAATCTGTTCACTATTTTTCATATAAATCTCTTTTACTAAAGACCTTAATTAAGGTCTTTAGTATTAATTGTGGGATAACTTAATCAGAAAAACTTTTTATAAGTCGATGGCAATTGCTTACGCAAAACCTCGGCTTCAAAAGCATTTTTGCAATGTTCCGTTTGCCAAAAGAACAATTTGTCAATACCTTTCATTGCATAAAACGCAATGTCAGATATGTGCTCTTCTTTAACACCCAATCGGTAGCACCTAGCCGATAAAGTCTCATCGGGTGAACCACCCATAAGCGTATTAAAAAGTTGATCAATGCCAATAGCAATGTTGGTTAAAATCATGATAACACCTAGAAAATAGTTGAAATTTAGTTACCAGCCATAGACTTGAGAATTGCTTGCAACTGGGAGATTTGAGTTGAGAATTGGGTGGACATGTCGTTTCTTACATGTGCGGCTGCTGATTCTAACGCTCCCATGATATTGTAAATCTCAGGAAGTGTGAATAGCATAACTAGCGGTTGTGATCCGGGTGGGGCAATCTTGAACCCAATTTTATTGTCCACCACTCCGATTTCTAATTGGGCTTGCGATGCCGGTATGGCACCATTCATATCTGCACCTCCTAATGCAGTACCATCCATAGTAGCTCCCATCCCTCCAACAACACCTACTGGATTACTCATGGCTCTTCCTCAATGTTTAGACCAATTGCATTGGCAAAATTGATGATGACACAAGCCTCATTAACTTTAGCTGCCATGCTATGAGCGACATGGATTGGTAAAGTTAATATAGCTGTATTACCTTGACTGTCTTGGTCAATCTCGATGACGACTATTTGATTTTCAAAATTCATACCTATTTTTATTCCATCTTCAGAACTTGAAAGACCCGCTTGTGTTGCATGTGGTCGTTCAACCAAAGTCCTTGACTCTTTATTCAACTCAATCATATTATACCTCGATAATGTTAACCAAGTAACGAATCATAATTAACGTTGCCTTCCAATAAGGATTGAAATAGTTCTTTTCCTTCTTGTATAAACTCCATAATACGCTCTTCAACTGATTTTTTAGTTATAAATCTATAAATGAAACAATGTTTGAGTTGCCCAGTCCTGGCGATACGTTTAATTACTTGACGATCAGTATCTGCATGATCAATTGGTTCATAAATAATAGCATAATTAGCCACTTGAAGATTCAGTCCCTCTCCACCACTGGCCATATTTAATACTAACCCTTTTACAGTCGGATCATTACGAAATTGTCTATATGCCACTACATTATCTGGTGATAACTCTCCTATAATAACAAATTTTATTTTAAGCTTGGTTAAAAGATCTACAAGCTGACGGCCTGATTCTTTAAAAAAATGGCAAATGACTATTTTGCTATCGTCTGGTATATCAGTAATGATAGATTCTACTTCTGCTAGTTTTTGATTATTTGGAAATCTAACAACGACACGTTCAGCTTTTAAAGAATCTTCGGATTGTATAGATTCATAGACAAAACCACTACACAATTGTCTAGTCTTGCTATAAATATTTTCTTTTTTTGCTCGGTCATTTGTATTGCTATTGGCTAATGCATCAAGAATTAATTGTTTTCCATAACGTTTTACTTCATCAGATAATGAAAATGATACTTTTATTATTGTCATCTTTGGAACATCCCCACACTCATAATCAGCATAGCGGATGCTTCTATTGGCCATCATATTCTTCAAAAGCACTTCATGTTTTTTTGGAAGATATATTTCTATAAAACCAGCTTTAGTCGTGCGTTGTTTGAATAAGGCTTGTTGAAACATTTCTTCATGTTCACCAAGAGTTTCTCCATGATCAATAATGTAGAATTGGCCCCAAAACCCTGCCGCATTTCGTCCAATGGGCGTACCCGTCATTCCAAATCGAAAATGAATTTGCTCTGATAAAATCGCACAGAGTTGAAAATTCAAACTGGAACTGTTTTTGGCATGATGGCATTCATCAAGAACTAATAAATCAAATCGTTGTGCAAATGATCTTGAAGCATAGTCATCTATTTTACGCTTTCTTTTTTGGGTTGTTGTTTTTCTGCTGCGAACTGCTTTTAACTCTGTCATTAAGACTTTTAAGCCATCATAATTAATAATATAGATATGTGCTGGTTTTTTTAATGCAGCTTCACGTTGAGCTTTTGTACCTCCTAATCCAACAGCTACTAGATTTGTAAACATTTCTATTTCTTGAATCCAATTATCAATGTTTACAAGATTTGGAACCACAACCAAAGCATTTTCAATTTGGTTTAAATCAATCTTACATTGAATTAATGTAAGAGCTAATATGGTTTTTCCTAAACCCATATCTAAAAAGAATAAAAATTGATCCAAACAAAGACCTAAATACACGCCAGCAAGTTGATGAGTAAATAAAGGTAGTTTTGGATTAAACATTGGACAGATTGATTTTATCGATTCTAATAAATCCAGATAAACACCTTCTTTAATCCAGTTATAATCTTCTAAATCTCTATTTAGATATTGTTCTATTGCTTGCTTACTGAACATTAGCGTCTTCTCAATTGCCGACGTGGTTGAGAACTTGTTTGCTCTTGATCATCAGTATTTCCTGGAGACTTACTTTCTTGTGCGTCTAATAAACTCCAATATCGATCTGATACGTGGTGTGAACTAATACAAAATTGAGCCATTCTATATGCTTGTGATATAAGAATAGTCATGTCACGTTCTTCGTCACGAGCTTTTGCTACAAACAATCTGGCCAGTCCTAATTTATACTCTAGAGCTGTTTGACAATATGCGAACACATTGTCTGCTGTTCCAGCTTTTGAATAGTCTTCCGCTAAATGCTTTAGCGTAATAACTCTTGCATCTTCACCAAGGCGATTAGACTGTGATGGTGACACCATAGCAACATTCCGCTCAACAGCTATCCTTCGAAGATCTTTATAAACACCACCCGTTGAAATACGGAGGTTTGATTGATCCACGACTAATAAATCAGCATAATCTATGATTATAATATCTGGAACATAATTATGAAATCGTTCCAAACTATCTAAATAAGCTTCCAATCCCTTAATAGTTAAGGAGTTGGTTGGGAATCGTTTTACTAAGATTTTTATTTTATTATGGAATTGAGTTAATTTGTGTTTTAGTAGAGCTGCTATATTAGCATCTTGTAATGTGGGGCGTTTGATCATTTCAAACCGAAATCCCGCCAATTTACCATCTTCATCTTCATTAAAGGCTGTGTATACGACTTCAGCTTGTCGTTTGCTGATTGCAAATAAAGACTGAAAAATTCTTTGTGTATATTTCTTTTCAGACATTTCTAATGAAATGCATAATACTTTTAGTCGCATTAAGGCACATACTTTAGCAATATGTACGCAAAATTGAGTCTTTCCACGATTTGGCGGTGCTAAAATAACAGTTAATTCGCCCGGTGCTGGTCCCAACCCTAATTTATCCAATGGTGGTATACCAATAGGATATGACATTACTGGATCAGTTAAAAAACCCAAGGATTGCGCTGTATCAGATAAATGGATGCCTGGATCAAACACAGATATTTGTTTAGATAGTGCTTTGGTTAAAGCAGTTTCAGCATCATCTAACATGCCATCTTTAATAGCTTGATGAGCAACAATTATGCCATCTTTTAAAGATTGTTGCCGCACAAATTTACGTAATTGACTAAGAACATAATCACTATTAACGTCATCTTTATTATTAAAAAGATTTACTAATATTTGTAAATAGGCTTCACTTTCCCGAGTATTTAGATTTAGCTTTGGTTCTAAAAGATCAGCTATATGATCTCCTGGGGCTGTTCCGAATTCTCTAAAAGTCAAT